ACCAACTGTCGCCGCTGCTGTTACACCTACAGAATGTAAACCAATAGTAGCAGATACTTCTGCTGCTGATGTACTTGGTCCAGCAATTGTTACTGCTGGTACTGAAGAATAACCAGTACCACCATAACTTACAGTAACAGTTTTAACATAACCAGGATCTACAGTAAGATTACCAAAGATATAAGATGTAGCAGTTGCTTGAGCAGTAGCAGTATTAAGACCAACTGTTGCAGAAGGTTGAGTTCCTGCAGGATCACTAAATGTGACTGTAGGTACTGAGGCATATTCTGAACCACCATCAGTTACTGTAAGAGTAATTACTTTTCCTTCAGAAGTACCTGTACCAAGGGCTGCTGTTGCTGTTGCTGTATCACCAATAGCAATTCCAGCAGGAGTTATAATAGTTGATCCAACAGAAGCAGCTACTGTAGGTTGGAAATAAAGTTCAGTATTAGTTTTAACACTATATGATGTTTTAAATCCAGCATTAATTGTTAACTTTCTAGGATCTTCATAAAGAACTGTAGTTACTGTATGAGCAGCACCTGTAGTACCTTCCTGTGCTCTTTGAACTCTAATACGATTATTCTCAGGTTCTGTCCATAAAACTTTAACTTTCTCTGTACCTATTCTTAAAATATCATTAGAATCAATAGCAGTAAAATCACCATCAACATTAAAGTAAGTTATTATACCAGTTACTCCATCAGTGGCTATTCCAGTAGACTCAGTTCCTACACCAGATACTGAAAGAGTATTTGTGGTAATTCCTGCTTTATATACTCCACCAATTCCAGAAGAAGTCGTAGAAAGTCCAGTAATATTAACTAGATCATTATTAGACCATCCATGAGGTTTGTTGGTATAAAGAAGATATTGACCTTTTTTCTTACCAGGAAAAATTTCAACTGAAGTTATAGCACTAGTTGCAACACTTACATTAGTTACATCCTTTCCAACAACTTTAGAAACAACAGCAGATGCTAAATTTCCCTCTGTTTCTGAATTATTAAATATTACTTTATCACCAACACGATATTGAGTTCCAGTAGTTTGGATTCCTATTTTATTAATAAGTCCAGGAGTTACTGAAGTAATATCAATGGTTTGTTTTAAATTATCTGGAATATAAACATATTCATATTGGTCTTTTCCTTCAATAAGATTATACGCAACAGTATTTCTTACCCACTCAGTATTTTCTAAAACATATTGTTGTTGATTAGAAAATGAACTAAAATTAAAGTCATTAGGAGTAGAATTATAATTAGGACCAATTAAATATGGGAAAGTTGGCCTCTTATATCCAGCAAAAGGACCAGTACCATCAGCAACACCATCACTTATACTTGCAAAATAAGCATAAGTTCCATTTGGAAATTCTGGTGTAACGCAAAATCTTCCATTATTTTCATCAAGAACAGTTTCGTCAGTTACATTATTATGAACGTAATCATCAATAAAGAATCCTTCAGGGAATTGAGTTATTGGAGGTCTTCCTGCTTTTAATGAAAGTTTATATCCAGAGGTTAATTGTCTTACTACTCCACCTTCTTTCTTAGAATATCCATAAGGACCATAAATTGGATTACCATCATACGCCCATCCTAAGATAGGTGAGTGGTCTGTAGAAGCGACCTCAAGGCTGTTTACTCTATTCAGGTCTCTTTTACCATATAATGTCTTAGAGACCGTTGAACCTGCTCCTACGGTGCCGTAGAGGGACTCTCTGAGCTTTCTTGGTGCATATAGGTGAGAATATTGCAATCCTTTATCTTCATTGAATTCATCAGCAATAAATCCATCATCTCCACTGAAATTATCATAATGTCTTTGGAATAAATTTATTCTCCAATCATTAATACTTGCATCAAATTCTGCACCATCTCCAGGAACAACAACATGAATTGTTGTATTTGCCTCAGTATATCCAGCACCTTTTTCAATAACTTTCACAGAAGTTATTGTATTATTTTCTAGAACAGGAGTAATAACTGCACCTATACCATCACCAATTAATACGAGATCAGGGGGAGAATTATATTCCTTACCAACATTCTGAACTAATATTTCTTCAATTTTACCATCGTTAATAACTGGTTTTAATTGTGCTTGAGAACCAGCAATTAATTTAAATAAAGGTTGTCTATTAAAATTAATAATTTCAGATGAACCATATCCAACTCCATTATCGCTTAAATGAACAGACTTAATTGAACCCCTAAAAATAGGTTGAGTTTGACACTCAAATGTATCTCCTGCTATGGAAGATATTCCAACTTTACCTTTAACATTTATTGTAATAGGTTGATAATTAAATATATGAGTACCTACACCAATAGTAGTAAAATCAATATATTGCTTAGTTCTATAATTAAATTGTCTATCGTTAGTGTTTACACCTACACTGGATAATTTAAAACTATTATCGTCAATTTTTGTCAAATAATAATCAGTACTATTAGTTAATCCACCGACTGCAGTACCTTCAACCGTGTAATTAACTATTTCACCAGAACTATATCCGTGATTAGAAATAGTAATAACATCAGTTGCTGTATTAATTCCACTTGTATTAGTAGTTGTTTTCTTATTTTCATAACCAGATCCACTAGAAATTAAATTAAATGATGAAACTACTAATTTTTTATTAACAGATGCAATAGATTGTTTACCAATACCATTTGATGTTAAAGTAATAGTATTAATTCCACTTATAGCATCACCTTTTGTTTTATGAAGAGTAATTGATGTTACTCCTACATTTCTAGCATAATATTGAGCATCAGTAACAAGACCAGCAATAGCCTTCTGACCATAAGTGTAATATACTACTTTTTCCGCATTTCTAAACTTATGGTATGTACTAAAACCAATCTGAAATGCATTTCCTACAGTTGTACCAATTCCAATCTTTTGAGAACCACCATCAGAAAAGAAATCAACTTTATGGTCGATTTTTTTCATATTTACAGAAACAACTGCACCACTACCATTACCACCACTAATAGTAGCAATTGGTGTTTCTTCATAATCAAAACCAGGATCAATTATTCTAACGGCATTTAATGAACCTTCTACAGCAACATATCCAGTAGCTCCTGTTCCAACAGAATCGGAAATATGCAAAACAGGAGGATTAATTATATCAAAATCTCTTCCTGGTGCGGTAACATTAACTTTATTAAGTTGACCATATTTAATTGTATCTGATGCCTTATAATTTAATATTTCAACTCCATTTACCAACATTCCAGTAAATCCTGGAAGTGTTTCAACAGGTTCTTCATTATCATTTGTTGGAAGAACAAATTGTCTTAAAAGATCCTGACTTTGAAGTGTTTTTTTCCTAAAATCATAAGGTTCTATTCTACTATTAGTAACTGTTGTTGCAGTATCAACAGAAACATAAAGTCCATTAGAAATATTAGTTCTACTAGTTGCTAATTTAATAGTAGAAGCATCTACTCTCTTTACAAAATAAAGACCCTCATCAAATAATTCAGGACCATCAACTATTTCGGTTATTTCTCTTCCAAAAGCATCATAAAATTTCTTAGAAATTCTTTCTGGAGAATAATAAACAGCATCACCAGTATAGAACCCATGATCCCCATCTTCTTTAATTAAAAACTCAGTTCCTTCAAATCTACCATTAAATACAACTGCTTGATTACTAACATTTAATGGTTGAGCATAATATGAAGGAATAGAACTAGAAGCAACTAAATATTCATTTTTTCCTTTTCTATAAACATTTTGTACATTTGTAGAATATGGAGTAACAGTAGGATAAGTATTAGATACTGCTTTTGATATATTTCTCCTTACCTTAAGAGAAAGTGACTCATTAATTACACCTTGACCCTTAATATTAAATGATTTGGCAGAATTAATATTAAGTACAGTAGAAGTCTGTAAAGCAGTTTCATCTTGTAAAATAGTAACTTGATCACCTACTTTTAAATAATGTTCAACATTTAAATTAACTTTATAAGTAAAATCAGCAGAATCAATTAATTCAACATTATTAATTTTATAACTTGAAGCAACATTAAAGAACCAATCTTTACCTTTAAATGTTTTGTCATTAATACCAAGGGTTTTTATTTTTGCAACATCCCCTTTTCCATAACTTTTTGTATTATCTTCCCATTCTAATTTGTCTAATACAGATCCGATTCTTATTTTTACATTTTTAGTCGAGTCTGTAGAATCGGTTCCATATGCATAAGTATTAACCCCAACAGTAGTAGCATTATTAATAGTTCCATTAATGTTGCTACATCCAAAGAATTGAGATACATTTTTATGTGAATAAGAAACTATACCAGCAGTTCCATCAGAATATGTACAATATAATTCACCACTAGTAGGGAATCCAACAGTAGAATCAACATCTAATGAAGTAGTTCCAGAAGATACTTGACCTATTACTCTAGTTTTTTGATGAATTTTAAATTCTCCATATGTAGAACCTTCAACCCTAGAATCTCTATTATAACCACCATCAATACCTAATTTATAATAAGTTGTTCCTGCTCCAGTATTAATTGGTTCAATTGAAGCAATAGGAGCATATGCCTTTGTATAATCAGACTTATATGCATCTTGCTTTAAAGTTGAATTTTCAAGATGTATAGGATTTCCTTCACCTTCAATAGATTCAACAACATATTCATTTAAAATTCTATAATTCGCATTTGATGGTGTAAAAAGAAAATCTCTAGGTCTTACTATTTCTACTTCTTCATTATATAAAGCTTTAAATAAAATTTCAAAAGATTTATCTGTACCTTTACTCAAATAAAAATCTTTTGCTTGTTTTATGAAAATATCCTGATTAAGATCTTTATGAAGACCACGATCTTCTAAACCAGGTAATAACTGATGTTTTGTTTTGGATAAAAATTGTTTTAAGAATAAACCACTTAAATTCTCTATCTTAGACCCGCCTAAATGCTCCTCAGAGGTGCTTGAATTGAAAACTAGTACATCTGGCTTAGTTTCACTCTTATATGATGTTATACCGCAAAATCCACGCACACAACCAGTAAAACAAGTTGCTGCAGTTCCTGTATATGTAATAATCTCATCATCAATTTTAATCAATCCATAAGATTCTGGAAATCCATCAGTTCCTGCAGGATACTCAACCATATCCACAGGAATGACATCAGTAAAAGAATCTACTGCAGTAGATAATCCTACAGAATCAATTACATTAGTTTGTTCAGAAACTTTAATATATTGATCAATATTTTGTATTAAATCAATAGGACCACCTTGGAATTCTTGCCCCAAGTAATATTGTTTTAAAAATTCCGCAACTAAGGGGAACTCAGTCTGCGTATATGCAGGTAACTGGTTCTGTACAATATTGTTAAACTGGATTCTCTTTTCTGGCATTTTATGGTCTTACTAATGTCCCGTTGGCGTAACTAGAGGTAACAATATACTCAGATGCTGCTGGATCTAGTCCAGAAGAAATATCATCAACAACTGTTTCAAAATTACTGGTACTAATATCTAGTTGTAAATAAAGATCCTGTAATCCAATGACATCATTAGAAGCAGGACATGCTGACAATTCAATAATGGTTTGCCCATCTTTAATTTTACCAGATAATATATTAATGGGACTCATAGTGATGATCCCTTTCTTATAATTTATGCTTCCAATATTCCTCCTTACAATCGTGGGAGTTGTAGAATTTGGACTGGGAAGTGTGAATAAAAATAGAGATCCATTCTCTCTATTTGTATTAGGAATGTCTGAAATATAAACATTAGAGTTAATTCCAGCTATTCTAAAGGCAGAGGACTTAATATTGTATCCATTCATACTTTTAATATGAAATTCATTACCAAAACCAACCGAATACTCCGCAAAACTATTTAATGCAACTCTCAGATCCCTTCTCATCTGAATTGTTGTAATATTGGATGTTATTGCTTCACTACTTTGATCAATAATATTCAAAAACTTACTATATGCAAATCTTGCCCCATATTTGTTCATTTCTGAGGATTCTGCATATTTTTTAGCATTTGTTGAGACAGTGCTTGATACAGAAGCTCCAGTAGGTGCTAAATTTGTGTTATAATAGATTTTTGAGTCAACTTCAATATAAAGATACTTTAAATCAAGTATTTCAGGGACAATTCCCGCAACAGCATACTTCTTTAACTTGGTTCTGATATTTTCTTTGATCAAATTAGGTAAAAAGTCGCCAGTTTTGGGTTTTATGCTAATAAAGACCTTTCCATATTGAGGTGGGACTAATTCTTCACCTCCAAATACTGAAACTGACTCAGTTTCTTGATAAATTCGAGTTGGAATCAAAGTTTCATAGTCATTTGCGGTTAAACAGCGATTTTGAGAGGCATAAATGCGTGGAGCAAACTTTTTAATGGATTCTACTGTCTCAATATTCTCACCACCAGTCGAAGCAATGTCCGTAGTGATTAAAGAGACCCCAGAAGTGACTGTATAGTCCAATCCATTCCTTTCATATGATAAATTTCCCGCAAATTCAAATTGACTGACCCCATTTCCAGCATCTCCGTTGGAAATGATGTAATCTGCCTTAACAAAATTGTTTTCTTCTAATTTTTTACCAAAAATTCCATCTCCGAAGAAAATTTGGTATCTTTCATCTTCAATTTCTTGTAAAAAATAAACTTTTGACTCAGAATTGATGTCAAAAAGACTATCTTGAGTCGTATAATTGGTTTTACTTGTAGATTGTTGGTTTGGTCTAACTACAACCTTGATTAATTCAGTATCAATACCTGCATTTGGTAAAATAAACTTTTTATTTGGTGTTTGAGAGGTAAAAGTAAATGTAGAAGTGATTAATGACCCCTGATAAACGCTAATTTCATTAAAATTAGCAATTCCATCTAATATAGGAACGGTAATATCACTAACAATTGAGAAAATAAACGATTGATTACCAAAAGTACCTGAAGTTGCTGCTACTGGACCTGCTTTTAGAGTAATAGATGAAGGTGTTGGGGTAATATTACTACAATCTACGAAAAAACTGATAGTTGCCTTTGCTGCTTTTCTTGATTTTGGGACATATCCTATATTTCTTGCTAATGAAACCACATTTTCCCTTAATGTAGCACTATCAATGAACACTTCATTCGCTACCATGTTGGCATTGTATGAAGTAATATACGTATTATATGCTAAAACATCAATAATTGACGAAAGGTTAGACCCTTCAAAGTCATAATCAGTAAAAGTGGAGTTTGCTTTAAGATATTCTTTAAGCGATGTCTTAACTTGGTTAAAATCAAGACTAGAAAAGTTAACTAATCCCATTTATCTTGTTGACTGTAGTGCAAATTGCAGTTCTTGTGGAGGAACATCAGCTCCTATAATTTCATATATGATACGAACATCAAATTGATTGTTGTCAAAGTTAGGAAATGCCTTTACTTCGATTAATTTCACTCTCGGTTCGTAATTATTAATTGATTGTCTAATTTCATCAACAATTTCTGCTGCTGATATATCGTCAATGTTCTCAAAGAGTGACGCTGAAATGCGAGATCCAAAGTTTTCATTAAAAAATTTCTCTCCAGGAAGAGTAAAAACGATATTTCTCACAGAACGAGCAATAGCATTTTCGTTTTTAAGACCAATAAGGTCAGAATTAAGGGGATTAACCTGAAAAGTCATGCTAATATCCTTAAATCCTTGGCTAACCCGTTCTATAGGCACATTAATACAGCAATTATTGTTTATTTATTAAGGTTTGATGACTAAAATTCTGCAGAGGGTATCATTTGGTCATCATAATCCAATCCTTCGTAGAAATCACCGTCTTCTACCTTCTCATAAAGGTCATTTTGCACTTTTTTATTTGTCTTTTTGGGTGTTATTGCGTCATTTGCAATTTCACGTAGCATTTTTTCTTCCATGTTGACCTCTTTACAATAAAAAAAGGACTCCGAAGAGTCCCTTGTATTTATTTACCTTGTCCTCGATACCTTTTAGGTGCTTTATTGCGAGAGGAAGCGGCAAATTTGCTATGTTTTCCTCTTCCTTGTCGAGTCTTTTTAGGTTTTGCCTCTATAGTGTTCTCACTATTCCATGCTGCCATTAGTAATTTCCTCCATTTCTAAAAAACTAGGGTTGATTTCATCATCTTTACCATTGTAAAAGCGGTCTGCAAAGTCCTGCAGGAGTTCACTACACTCTTCAATGCTAACATCAGGATAGAGTATATCCCCTTTATAACGTATATTATAACGTTTATCCATTAATGTGGGTTATAAAGGTTAAGAAGGTATACGGCACCAATAATGCCGAGAATAACGAATAAACCGAGCCACGCAGCAATTGACATAATAATCATAATTTAGATAGTTTTAGTTGAACTGATTCAGGTGTAGCACATACACGGTACTGTACATCATCCCTACGAGATAATTCGGTGGTAAAGAGTGCCGTCATATCCCACAACTCTTCTGTCGTGAGATTTGACACTTCTACTATTTGATCCTGCATTAGATTACACGAGTTTTTTCGTGACCCACCCTGATCCGAGGATCGCACCAGATTTCGTCACCATTCTCTTTAGCATCTAAACAGAACGATACGTCCTCTCCACACATGTCTTGTACATTACCTGATTCAAAGACTTGCATCTTAGGAGCGAACCAAGGGTATTCGAGTTCCTCGAAAACGCCCTTCTTAATCATTACCCAACCAAACCCAGTATAATCAACTGTAAAAGGTTTTCTACGTTTCGAGATGCTTTCGACGGTTTCGTGATTCATAACCCCACCGTTCTTGCGGAAATCATCTTCCTCTAACCAGTGTGCGACAGATGTAGTGCTACCATCTTCTGTAGCATACCAACCAGCAGCAATACGTCTCTCCTTACTTTCATCCCACTTTCCATCTTCTCCAATTACTTCTGCAGGGACAGCAACGTCACATAACTGCCAGAACTTGTTAGAATCAAAGACAATATCCGAGTCAATCCATAGTTGGTAATCATACTTAAGTTTTCCATCCCAAGGAATCTGCTTTGGTCCTCTGAGAACATTCGCACCTAAACACTTACAACGTGCGAAGTTAACCATAGAGGAATAATCCTGTGAGATTTGGATAGACATTCCATTCTGAACCAAGTCAAAGCATAACTGCACAAAACTTTTCAGAAAATTGAATGAACATCCACGACCAGGAAGACAGAATACTATCGTCTTTCCTTTCATTCTTGCTTTAATAGCATCAATGTCCCACTCCTCTTTCTTTGGTTTGGGTGCATTGGCTTTTACGGTAAATCCTTTAGCCATAATCCTTTAATACCTTCATATCAATTATAGTGTATTATATCTATAGTGTCAATAAGAATCCCCTCCATCAGGTTCTTTCCAATTAACCGTACTTACACCCCCAATACCTGGTGGTAACTTCTCATATGATAAATCCTCTAATGTATAGTCAGTCTTCATCAATCCTACCATTCCTCGCAGATCTCTCCATACCTTTTCAAACTCTGATTCTTTCAGACAGTTATATAGACACCTATCCTTTGCGTATATGTGATAAACGGTTTCTTCCATAAAAACTCTAAGGGGCGATTTTTTTACTGCGGATTTTTTTGTATATATGATGCCAAAAACCCCAAGAATCAAAATGGTAATCAGACCACTTTTTTTCCTGGGGGATTTTTTTTATTTTAATCGTTTTAAATTTAACTCGCATGTACCCACTTTTGTAGGTTAGGGACTTTCACTTTTTTTAAAACGGCAACGCTCGGCGGCATAATAACAACAACGCCCCCAAACACTGTGTCTAGACGATATAAACAATTGTAGCATATTGTGTCACTAAATGTCAACAACTGTGTAAACACTAAGTAACACTAACTGTCTTACACATTATCAGGGGCAAAGTATAAACAACTCGCCCCTAATCTGTGTTTAGTTGTTGTTAGTTATAGTGGGGACGATTGCACCTCATAAAGATCATCTAATACGGCAAGGATTTCATTACCATTGTTTGCACTATCTAACAGAAAATGTGCGAAGGTTTCTGATACAAACTGTGCGGCACTGTTTGACATTTTGTGTTTAATGATTGTCTACACTATAATAACACTTTAGTGGTTCCCCTTTGTTATTACCAACTGACAGGATTACTCAAGTCTTCGATAACACTTTCTATGCTCTCATTGTCCTGAATTTCTAATACTTTACGCCAATCAATTTGATGTGGATTAAAGTCACTTAGTGCTTCAATTTCCAATGTTATTCTATACTTACTCTTCGTGTCTTGATTGTAAAGAACTGGCATAGGATTGTACCGATGAGAGTGTTAACGTAATTCTAACATATACAGAGAGTTGTTGTCAACTATTGTTAGTATATTTAGACACAATTCCTTATACTGTGGAAAACGTAATATCCCTACAAAATATAAACGAGGGTTTGACAATTAAAGCGAGTTCGTGTTATACTATGCTCGCTT